CCTGAATAAGGATTCATACCAGTTTCATAAGGAATCTTAACCTGCACACCTTCAAACGGTTTTGCATAGCGTGTCTTCATTACTTTACAACCAGCACGGATACCCATAACTTCTGAGATCTTGTTGCCATCTTCATCTTCTTTTAGTTTCAACTTTTTCATTGCAACAACAATACTTGATGCATAGATGAAGCCTGAACCACCACTAATCTTGTCATCCGGGTCAAACATATCTTGCGATGCATATGTGTGGTTAGTACATACTAGTCCGACGTTCAATGAGCCGATCATGTTAACAGTATTACGAACTAATGAAGTTAGTGCTTTAGGCTTACGACCCATATCACCTTTCATATCACCCTTGTTAAATTGATCAACATCAGTAGGTGTTAGCAACATACCCAAACTATCAATTACAAACAATACTTTAGGACGGTCTTCTTCATCCATTGCTTTAAAGTCTTTAATAAATGTTGAGATAGTTTTTGCTACATCATCAATCATTGACATGTTAAGTTTAAGAAGTTTTTCTTCACTTGTGTCAACGTCAAGAGCCTGTAGCCAGCTCTCATCAAGTGCGTTCTCTGAGTCAATTAGTACTACAAAGATGCCTTGATCCTGTGCGTGTTTTACAATGTTACCTGAACAGAAATAACTCTTACCTGCTCCTGATTCACCTGCAAACACAGTAACCTTACCTAGCGGAACACCTTTGTGAAAGTCTCCTGAGATAAGATAGTTTAGTGCATATGATCCTGTTGAAATCCAATCAGTAGGATCGTTAAATCCAGCACTCATGCCTGAGATACTTTTAGTCAAGTCCTTACGGAACTTGCTAACATCAAATGATTTAGCCATTAAATTCTCCTAATAAAGTTGGGCAACTAAAAAGGGTTGCTTTTCTAAAGAGCAACCCTTTTAGCTTTCTTGTATTAACCGTTCTGACGCGAGCGGATCATTGCTAGAATGTCGCTTGCGCCGCCGCCTGCTGCTGGTGCTTCTTCAGCTGTTACAGGTGCTGCCTCTGCTACTGGTGCAGGTGCTGCTGCTGTAGCAGGTGCGCTTTGACTTGTAGCAGTTGCTTGTGGGCTTGCTTCTTTCTGCGGATCACCTGTACGTGCTGCCATACCTGCAGGACGGAAGTAGTTGCTCCAACGTTCTGCATCATATGCTTCACCGTCTACTGACGCTTCAAACATTTCCTGCATCACTTTAATAGCAGTTGCGTCTGGCTTCTTAGGAAGGAATTCACTTAGATCAAACAATCCGTGTGTATTGACCGCAGACATTTCTGCATCACCTAGTGGACGCTCTCTACGTGCCCAGTTTGATGTGCCGTAGTCTGCATAGCCACCTTTTGATGTTTTGTTAAGACGGAAGTCTACACCAGCAGTATAATCTGTGGGCAATTCTTCCATATCTGGATCCATAAGTGCTGCCTTAATGATCTGGAAGATTTGTGGACCAATAATAAAGCGTCGAATTGGATTCTCAGGTGCTTCATCTGTAGTCAACGGATTGTCAGTTACAAAGCCTTGGAATACGTATGAACGCTTTTTCCAATACTTACGACCCATATCTTCTAGACTAGGATCTTTAAACCAACCACGGACTTCGTTAAGAATACCGCATGATTCACCATACATTTCCATACATGGAACTTGTACTTGTACTGGACGTGAATCAGTTTCGCCTTTAACACCTGCGAACGGAAGTTTGATCATCAAACGTTCTGCCCAGAAGAAAGTGTTGTCTGCATTACCGTCAGGAAGGAAACGGAAAGTTGCGCTTTCGCCTTCTTTAATATTCCAAAATGGGTAAATTGGGTTTGGACCGGACGGACCTTGGTTGCCGCCTGTGCGGGCTTCTTGTTCTTTGAGCTTTGCTCGGATTTCTGCTAATGATGCCATAGTGCCTTTTCTCCTATAATGTATGCCTATGTTAGAACAACTACATTGTTGCTCTTGTGCCTTTATGTGTTATAGCACAGTATTAATTATATACTGGTCTACAACGTTTGTCAAGTCTTTTTTGAAAGAAAAAACATAAAAACTTATGAGTGTTAGCAGATTATCTTAAACCTGCTAACTCTCTCATTCTGTCAAAATCGTCATTTATTTCGTGTGCAGTGCCTTTGTTCATTTTTACAGGATGCATTTTGCCTGATCCTTTGGGATATTCAAATTCTGTTTTGTGTGCTCTTGCTGCTGCCGCTGCTGCCTGTGTAAAGTTTTCATCTACTTCATCTTCCATTTGCTGTGGCTGTGAGCGCATCTGCCACTCGTCAAACTTTGCTGTTACTTGTTCAATAAATGCCTTAGCAGGTTCTATGAACTGCTCGCCGTAATCTTTCTCTACCATAGTTAGTACTGCTGTTTCACCTTTGGGAAACTGTCCGTTTTCACGATCAAAGTAACTTAGTATAAACTCGCCTAATGGTGTCTTTTGTTCTTTTGCCTCAGGAGCATCCATTGTGTCGTCATCTTCTTTTTTATCAAAGTCGTGTGCATCTATATACTGCATTACAGGATATAATGTGTTTACTATTTGATTACCAAACTTACCGTTCTTGCCTGAGCCTGGTTGAGTTTCTAATTTCTTTGCTTCTTTACGCAACTCCATCATTGCATCGATTGCTGCTTGGAACTTTGGATCTATACCTTGAAATCCGTTTGTTCTTGCTTCAATCCAAGAATACACATCCCATACATCGCTTGCATATTCATTTGCTAAGTTGCCGTCGTACTCGTCATCGCCTGTTTCGATCTTTTTGCCTTTACCACGCAACACACCTAGTGCATCACTTGCATCTTTTGATGTCTTGATGTATGCTTCTTGTACATCGTCTTCGTTTGTATCACATTCACAAGGTGCGCAGTTACATTCTTCGCACTCTTTTGCTTCTGCAAACTGGCCCATCATTTCTTCAAAGCCTTGCTCTAGTGCAATTTCTTCTGGAATGCATGATCCTTTAGAGCCTCTAGTTGCTCCCGGTTTCTTTTTCCATCCATCTCTGCATTTGTCATAAATTTTACTATTACCGTGGCGCTCGCCTTCATCTACTAAATCGTCTGGACCTAGCTCTTTGGCCTTTGTTGCTTCGCCTACTAGCTTGTAAATGTAAGGAAATACATCTGCTAGTTCTTCGTTAAACTGTTTAATAGTTAGTTGGTCAATCCAATTCTCTGCAACATCTGCAGGAACATCTTCCATCATTGGTGTTTCAAATGCAGCAATAGTTTCTGCATANTATGCTGGCTTTTGGAGTGATTCGATTGTTTTCTTAACTGTGCTAATACGCTCTTTAACAACATCTACATACCCTGCGAGACTTTCTGCCATTACAGCTGAACGACCCATGTAGTTTTTGAACTTGCGTAGTTTGCCCATTTCTTCTGATAAGCCTACAATGTGCTTACCGAAGTCATCGTATGTATTACCACCTTCTGCTACGTGACGAGCCATTGCTCTTGCACCGCTTAGATGTTTGAATGGGTAACGGAATCTTTCACCATCTGCACTTTCGATATAAATTTTACCAATTTTTTGTGTACGTCCTGTTGCACTTTCTTGGTTAATACTTTCAGTATGTTGAATTACAATACGTGCTTCACCTACTTTTTGATAGCTAACTCTACTAGTGCCGTATAGTTTTGATTCTGTCATTTGTCCGTCCTCAGGGGTTTTCGCTAAGAATTTATAATCTCTTTTTGTTAAATTTGACTTTGTAATATCTCTTACACTATAGTTTAACATGCGTTTTTTACTAAACACCCGCAATTCTTTAAGAAAATCATACCAAGCTTCTTTAGTCTGTTCGTCTTGATCCTCTATAAAGTCTTTGCTGTATATGACTGTTAGACCATCGTCTTCGTCAATAGCAACACTTACTTTACCTAATCCATTATAATCAAAATCAAAGAAACGTGCCATAGTTGGCTCGTTAGTAACTGTTCCTGCTTCGTCACCTATAGTAACTTCTGGAAATCTACCTCTAATTTTGTTAAAAAGGTCTTCACCTATTGCGTCAAATTCTTGCATAATGTATTTATCCACCTAGTTAAAAGTTTGAACTTATAAAGATAGGCATGGGTGCTTCGTAGTCTTCCATATCTTCTGCTTGTGTAAACGTGTTATAAATCCGTGGATCCCAGTCTTTGAGTACAGCCATCATTCTTATTGCTAATAGTGTAGCACTTATTAAGTCGTCCCCCATACCGGATTTAGCTTGATAACTAGATCCTGTTGCAACAAACCCTTTGAGTTCGCTGATCAATGGCTTACTGTGTATAGTCATTTTATCATTTTCGATCATAGTTTTTAATCGACTACACGCTGTAATCTTAGTACCATGTGTAGTGTTGAATCCTTTGCGGAACTTTCTTACGTGACCTTTGCGCATAGGTTCGCTTACAAACAGTCCCGGAATGTTTTCTTCACCAAAATCATTGATGACAAGTAGACAAGCTTCTCCGATACCGTTGTTTTCAACACTCCAGTATATACCATTTGCATTATTAGTTTCTTGTTGTAAATATTTGCATATGTCTGCAAGCACTCTAATTTGACCAGGTATTGCAGTTTGATTGTGTTGCCATTCTGCTACTTGTTCATAACTTGGTAATTCAAACACTTGTATAGCAGCATTGTCGCCTCCTGTGCCCATACTAGGATCTAGTGCTACTGCATATGTATATTGCGAGCTTGGTTTTTTATACCAACGTGTTTGGCCCATATTAAGCACAGGACTTGCACCTTCCATTACAGCAAGTTTTAAACTGTTGATTAGAGTTTCATCAAATACTAGGAATTCACAACCGTATTCACGACGGAACTTTTCTTCGCCAATACGTCCAATTTCTTCTTCTTTCCATTTATCGTCTCTGTCAGGATGTTCGTCCCATTGTGCAACAAAACTATGGAAACCATTTGTGCCTAGTTCTTGTTCATTGCCGTGTGCATCAAACTTGTCTTCAGCTTGTTTCCAAATAGTAGCAAATGTATCTTCGTCTGAGTTTGGTGTACTTGTAATAATAGCACGACCACCTGTTGCAAGTGTAGGTGATATTGAAGTCCAAAACTCTTCTGCAATGTTAGGTTGCACAAATGCAAACTCGTCACAGTATAGTAGCGAGATTGACATACCACGTCCTGTGTTGCCTGTTGTAGTCTGTGCAACAATACGTGATCCGTTTTCAAATTCAATGATTGTTTGTTATAACTTGTAACACCTGCTCTAATATGATCTGGACAAGTTTCATACACAAAGCGTATGCGTGACATAATCTCCTGCGCACCTGTATATTTGTGTGCAGCAACAAGAATAGTTTGGTCTGGGTTAAACATTGCATACCATGCTAGATAGATACTAGCACACGTAGTCTTGCCTGTTTGTCTAGGCATCATATTAATGTTAAAACGATAACTGTGATAGCTATGCATTAGTCTTAACTGATACTCAAACGGATCAAATAATAGTTTGCCTTTTACAGGGTGTTGAATGAAGGCAAACTTGCGAGCAAAATACAAGTATCCTTCGTCGGGATCCATACATTTCATCAAGTCTTCAACTTGCTCGTTTGTATATGTTTCTTGTTTATTCGCCTTTTTAATTAAGACGCCGTCTAATGATGCTGCCATATTGTATTTAACCTATTATATCGTCATAATAACCTGTATCAAACCTCAAGTCAAATAACTTACGTCTATCCTGTTGAATTAGTATGTGTGTAGGAGCAGCATACTTGCCATATCTTGGTTCGCTCCAAAGCCATTCGTATTCTAAACTAACATCTAATTTACTACAAAGTTTTTTTAAACGTCTGCGGTTGTAATTAGGAACAATATAAACAATAGCTTGGTTATTGCCTAAATGTTCCCATTCACCTGTCCATTGAGTAATTTTAATTTCACTTTTTTTCCATGCTGCTGCACTCCATGGACAAACAGGTTTTATACTATCAAAATATGCAGACCAATCAATATCATGTTGTGTCATACAGCTATTTACTCAAGAAAATAGGACCCGAAGGTCCTATTTGGCGTAACCCCATCGTAGATTACTTTTTCTTGCCGCGACCTCTACCAGCCATTAGCTTGTCTTTGCCGCGTCCGCGCCCGGCCATTACTTTGCCACGACCTTCAGTAGTTTTAGTATCTTTTTTACCTTTGCTAAGATCGTCTTTGCCTTTGCCGTCTGCTGCATAGTCCGGCACCATTTTTCCATCTGGGCCTTTGACCATAGTCTTTTTCTTTTCAGTTAATGCCGCATACAATGCTGCTTTAATTGCTTCAACAGCCATCGGATTGTCACCGTCTTGTGTAGCAGCGTATGCTTTCTTTTTCTTGTGTAAATCGTCGCCGTCTGGAATAGCGTCACTCATGTCGCCGTATTGTGCGTCTGGTTCGTTAGCATAGCCTTCGCCCATTTTTGCTAGTGCATCATTGATGTCGTCAACATATTGTTGCGCCATCATCATCTGTGTTTCATCGTGAAAATTGTCAGCTCCCGCCAACTTCTTAAGGTCTGCTTCAGCTCGAGCTTTTAGTTTTAGTAAATCTTCGCGACTCTGCCCGTCAAATTGACCTTCTTCTACTTCTTCCATATCTGCTTCATCGTCACCAGGAAGTGGCATTTCTTTATCGTCAAAGCCTGGCTCATCCATTATACTCGACAAGCGTTCCATATCCATGCGCGGTGAAAGCATTTTAGCACCTACTGGCTCTGCGCCACCTAGTCCTGCGTTTTTCATCATGTCTAGTAGATCTGCAACGTGTTCTTTACCGCTTGCGTTCATACTAACATTTACTGTTACCGGATTGCCTTTGTCCATTTCTGGTGCAGGTAATGATGCTGGCATCTCTGTCATTCCGCATTCCTCAATGTGATCCATTGATTCAATTAATTTCTTCATATCCATAATTTCAGCCTCCTACAACTGCTTTAGTATTTTCTGCATCACCAATATCAGATGATTCTCCAACCGGAGCACCTTCTGCACCACTGTGTTCATTTTCCTTGCGAGCAGTTTCTAATTCTTTTAATAAACTCATTACACGATTACCTGCGACTGAATCTTGCGCACTTTCGCCGCCCATGTCTTCTTTAGTCAACATAGCTTCATAAGGAGCATCGTCTTTCATTTCTTGATATTCTTCTCTTGGGTCGTTTACGTTACGTACAATAATATGTGCTTGATCAACACCACAACATTTGCCTACATATTCTTGTAGTACTTGACTTGTAGTTGGATATTCAACAGCAACCTCAAAGTATGTTACTTCCATATTTTGTAGTTGTGGAAAGTCTAATGGACGTTCTTGAATTGGAGTTTTCTTTCCTGACGTCATATTAGAAACATTAAACTTTTTAAGTGATGATTCCATCGAGTCTGCAAAGC